CATGATTGTGTATCATATCTTCTAATTTTTGTTTAGTCTTAAACTGATTAGGACTATACGAGTCTAACAAATCGGTATTGTGTCTGCCTTCTTTGATTATGTTTTTAAAGAGTTGTAGATCAATCATTATAACTTATATTCAGGAACCGTTTCTGTATTATTAAAGTCATAGTATCCATATGCCCAATATTTTTCTCTACAAGGCCAACATCTTTTACAAGGTTCTGCACCAGGTTTTGTATAAGACAAATTAAAATCTCTAGTCATATTTTTATACACAAAGATTTCTGTTTCGCAAGTTTCAGTTACAGGAAATAAAGTTTTGTCTAAACCAAGTTCTTTTACTAAACCTGCAACTTCTTTTTTATTCATATTACGAAATGGTCTTATTTCATATTTGTGAGTATCGTAATAAAAAAGTTTTCCGTCAATCATTTTCTTTTCTCTTTTTGATACAAGATTCCTTTTGAAGTTTCTATCATTAGGAAAACCACTAAAGCTATCTGTAATTATATTAGGTTGTTCTTCTACAGGTGGGTTTAGAGTTTCACCAGACATATATACGTTTAGTTCAGGATATTTTTTAAATATATCTTCGTACCATTTTTGTTGAAATACATCTTTAGGATTATATTTTTTTCCTGTCTTTTCAAATTCTTCTATCATCTCTTTAGTTTTTTTCCAATTAGATGTATCAAAAAATGCTACTTCAGCTTCTAATAATGTACTATCAGGTAATAGTTCTCTTAATTTACTTTCAACATTTAATACTGCGTCCATAGCTGCAGGTCTTAACTTATTAAACATTGTAACAGGTAATAATTTCTTATTAGGGTATGCACTCATCATAAGATAGGTCATAAATGCAGAGTCAATACCTCCACTTATTCTCATACCTATCAATTCTTGTTTTTGTATAATCTCATCCATTTCAGGAGTGATTACTTGATTTATTACTTTTTCTATATTCATTTTAAATTTCCTCCATTTCAGGTTTTACATATCACCTTATCATTAATTATTAATATATCTAAGGCCGTTCTATTAAAAGTATTTATCGCTTGTTTAGGACTCTCAACTATAGGTTCTCTACAGTTAAAACTTGTATTCAATAACATTGGTATGCCTGTTATCTTATAAAATTCATTAATAATATTGTAAAACTTTTCATTAAATTGTTTATTGACCGTTTGTATTCTTGCTGTATTATCAACGTGAGTAATACCAGGTACCTTATCTGTTTTAACTTTACATATTCTACTCATATAAGGACTAGGTAATCTTGTATCAAAGTATTCTTTGTAGTGTTCTTCTAATACAGCAGGTGCAAATGGTCTAAAGTCTTCTCTCATCTTTATTGTATGATTGATAATATCTTTTATATCAGGATTACGTGGGTCTGCAAGTATTGATCTATTACCTAAAGCACGATTACCACTTTCAGATTTACCTTGAAACCACCCGACTATCTTACCATCAGCAATTTCTTGTGCAATTTTTTTATAGTCAGCGTCTTCACCTACATTATGTTCGTATTCTATACCAGCAAATGTTTCTGATTTATGTATATTATTATTGATAACACAATCGGCATGCATATATGTACCTACTGCTTGACCTTCATCACCTACAGCAGGTGGTACAAATACATTCTCATAATGTTTTGTAAATTCTTCATTCATATAACCATTGTAAGCAACACCACCTGCAATACATAAGTTATCGCAACTCTTTAACGGATAGACAAATTCTTTTATTTTATCTATTGTAAATTTTTGTAGTGTATGTGCTAAATCATCTATGTTATCTATCTTAATATGTTGAAAATGTTTTTGTTTCTTTTCAGTAATAGGACCATCAAGTATAGTTTCAAATATATTGTAATAGTATTCACTATATTTACCATACCCAACTTTACCCATTAACTTACTAGCACCTAGTGTGCCAAAACCTGTTAAGTTAGACATATGATTCCATAACCAACCGATAGGTAACTTATCTGATAGATCAATTAAATTTTCATCTTTATCAAAGAAGACACATCTATATTTTGAACCTATACCATCAATCGCAAGTATATCAGATTTTTCATAACCTGAATTAAGAAAAGCATATGCGGCGTGTGATTGATGATGATCTATAAAATAAATGCCGTTTTTATAATAATGATCCCATAGTTTCTTTGGCTCATAATCAAATACATCTTGTGGTAACATATCTTTACACATTCTAATACCACCATAAGTATATGTAAATGCTAATACATCATCTGTTTTTTTCCAATACTCTTTTACAAACTCATCATTTAATCTATAGTCGCCAGGGTTTAATATATCTGATTGATGGTCATATGCCTCAGCATGATAAGGTAGATTATGTTTAAATCTAGTAAATCTTTCTCTTTGATTATGAAAGACACCATCATATGTATTGTGGTCGTGTAGATTAAGTGCTACTGCAAATATTTTATTCATTTAGTAACCTCGCATATTTTCTCATAGGAAAATGACCTTGAGGTTCAACCCATTCCATACATGTTTTACAATAATTCTCATATTTAAATAATCTAAAATTCATCATCTTGTCTATATTTTCTTGTGTAATCTCAAAGTTCTTTGAAACAATAGAATTGTTAGCAAACTTTTTACTACAATGTACTATATGCCTTTTCTCAAAATCAATAACAGGTACCATAGGAAAGGCTGCACACATCTTACGATCTATTTCAGCTGCTTGAGTATGTACTTCTAATATATCATCTTTGTTAGGTGTTCTACCATTAAATGATTTCCACATTGTATTCTTGTGATCTAACTGTTTCATTTCTTCAGGAAACAGATGTTTATATTTAAAAAAGTTAGGTGTCTTTACACATAGATTGTAATTGTTATAATCATTTTCTTTTATGAAACCATAAGGTGGTAGTAAATCTAAACTACCAAGTTTTTTAATACCGTCTTCATAAAAATCTAGTATGTTATGTTCAACATAAAGTATATCAGGATCCTTTAATATGTGTGGGTATCTTTTACGAACAAAAGAGTTTGATAATACCGAACATACATGATTAGGATTCTTTTTAACTTCAGCAATCACATCATCTAAATTTTTTATTAGACCAGGTTCACCACCTAGTAAACAAACACGTATCTTATAATTTCTTAAATAGTGTAATGTTTGTTTTAGGAAATCCATATCAACCGTCAAGTTTCTCATCTCTAAAGTATAAGATGTACAATAATGACAATCTTTATTACATGACATTGACATAAAGAAGTCTATGGCTAAATAATTTTCTTGTATTTCTTGTAATGTTTTCAATTATAATCTCCATTCTTTACTAGGCATTAAAGGATCATCTTTACTATTCCATCTACTAGATTTTACTACGTAGAAATCAACACCTATATTTTGTGCCATTTGCTTACATGTTTCTATATCATTTTCATTATAGTTAAATACAATATATTGCCATAGTGGTTTGTTTATCATCATATCAGCACACTTTTTCATAACTCTAAATAACTTTTCACCATCTTGGTTGATACGATATTTATGACTATCTTTAGGAAGACCATCTATAGAAAAACGCCATCTTGCATTTGGATTAATTTTAAATGCTTTCATGTACCAATCATAGGGTTTAGCTGCACTAGCATGTTGAATAGTTGCTAATACTTTATTATCATAACATTTTTTTAACATCTTTAAAAAATTAGGATGATGTACAGGATCTGAATATTGTCCTTCAAAGTTTATGTGATGAAAGTGTTTTATCACCTTGTCATAATCTTTCATAGATATATCTTTACCTGCAACTTTCTTACCAAAGTTTGTATATTTTGTTTGCCTTGGACAGTTAGGACACAATAAAGAACATCTATGATTACCATCTAAATTTACTGATACTCTTTTACAAAACTTTTCGTATGTCATTGTTTTATACATTATGAATATTTACCTGAATAGACAGATATGTTTGTTTTTCTTTCAGTACCGTCTTTGTTAAAATAAGTATCTTCTCTCACTTCTTTAATGGGCGTACCATCTTTATTGAAACCACAAGTTTTAAAACATGCGTGACATGGTGCTATATCATTTGCTAAAAGATCGTAAAACTCTTTCCACTCTTTGTTTTTAAATATATCTTCTATCTTATCATAGTCTGCCAACTTACTAACTTTAGTTAATTTTTTAAAATCAGGATCGTTGAGAGTTTTTTGATTATCACAATAACAACAAGGTAGTAATTCACCTTTATTTGTTACACCAAATGCAAAGTCTTCAAAACACATAGGTTTCATTTTGATATTTTTTATATCTCTATATCTATTGGGCATAAAATTTATTAAAGGCTATCTTTAACTTTCTTTTGTTTTTAAATGGTTCTTCTTCTATGTAACCTGGTGTTTGATATATCTTCTCTACAATGTAATCATAGATAGGTTCAGTAGTTTCATTTAAAAGATTTTTATCAAACAGATCATCGCCTAATATCTTTTTCATATCTTCTACAAATTGATCTTTCTTATGTTCTAATGTAATGATAATTGTATTAATAATTTTATTTACTTCTTGTTTAGTCATCCATGGGTGTATAGGTAAAGACAAAATAGTATCACAAACTATTTTGCTTATAAACATATCATCTGCTCTATGTTCTATTTCTCTATACATTTTGTTTTCAGATAAAGGTAGATCATAATGTACTTTTGCGTCTAATACTTTTTTAAGATTATCTCTAACTTTTTTATTCTGTAATCTGATAACATACTTGTGATAGTTATGATCTAAACCGTTTGTTGTAGGTTGTATTGTAACATATTCTTGTAATTGTTCATCATACATTTTAGCAATTTGTTGTCTTTTAGATTGCCATTCTTTCATTTTATTTAATCTAAAATTAATAAACTCAGCATTCATTAATAACATTTTAGAATTATAACCTAACATCTCACGCTCACCATGTTTTCTTAATTTTTTAAACATCTCTGCTTTTTCTTTATCATCTGTACAGATAGCACCACCACCTGCAATCCCAGCGACTACTTTGTTTGCATTAAAACTTAATGTTGATATGTCACCTATTGATCCTGCCTTAACACCATTTAGACTTGCACCTAATGATTGAGCTGCGTCTTCAATAAATGCAATATTCTTTTCTTTACAAAATTCTAATATCTCTTTTGTATCTGACATGTTACCAAATAGATGTGGATAAACAATTGCTCTTACTTTGTCTGAATACATACGTTTAATACTATCTAACGACATATGATAAGACAGCATTTCAATCTCACAAAATACAGGTGTTGCACCTACCATAGATACACAAGACGCTGTAGATATCCATGAGAATTGTGGTACTAATACCTCATCACCTTTTCTTATGCCTAAACTTCTTAAAGCAAAATGTAATGCGTCTGTGCCGTTACTACATGCAACAACATATTTTCTGCCTGTGAGTAATTTAAGTTTGTCTTCTAAAAACTCAACGTTTGCCTCTTGTTCTTTTTGCATTGACTTTTCAAAAAGTTGTAGATAATCAACTTTGTTTTCTTTAAAATCTCTATCCCAACCTGTCATATATAAACCTCGCTAATTTTTCTTGTCCTTGTTTATTAGGGTGTAAATCAATTTTTGATATTCTATCGGTAGTATTATCTAATACTTTCTCACCTATACTATAACCATTTAATCTTGGATCTGTAGGCCACCCTATGAAGTTACTATTAATAATCTCATAGTAAGGACTATTATGTATTTGTGCCAAGTATTTTTTTTCTTGTGTTTCTTTCCAATGTTTTTCTTCTTTTGTAAGATCAGCAACATTGTTTATTATAGGTACTTGTTTATCATCTGCAACATCATTTGTTCTTCTACTAATAAGTTCTTGCCATAGATAACCTTTAAATAAATCTACCATTTGAAATTGTTTATAGGGTAATTTTAAATTTTCACAAACCATCTGAAGACTATAATAATATCTTAATGATTTATCTATCCAGTAATACATACAACCTTTTGAATCATACATGTCATTTGTCCATTTAATCTTTTGAACCATATCATTCTTATCATATGTCCATTTTTTATTTTTTAAATATAAACTTTCTTTCTGATAGTCACGTCTAGGCGCTGTACTCCAAGCTGCAATAACTAAACCTATTTTAGAGTGATCAATAGTTTGTAATTTATCAATTATATTACTATAGATATATTCTTGTCCTGCACCCGACTCACTTAAATTTACAAGTTGCATATCTAACTTTTCAGCAAGTAATTGTGGCCATTTAGGCCAACTAACATCTAAATCAGGATGATGTACTGAGCTAAATTTTTCGTTTGAATAACTACAACCAGCAACTAATAATATTTTTTTCATTAATTTTATTTTTGGTTTCCTCCAGTTGATGGTACACCATCTATTTCTTCTATTTTTGTTCTATCTCTACCTGTTCTTTTTTTACAATGAGTAATACAGACAGGTACGACTTTATCAATATTTTTTTCTGCTAAATCTTTTGCAAACTGTTGCCATTCTTTTGTTAATAATATTTCTTCAATACTATTATAATCACTTACTTTACTAACTTTTAACATCTGTTTCATAATAGGATGTTTTAATGCTTTTGCTTGATCCATCCAACAACAAGGTATTAGTTCTCCTCTATTTGTCATAGCAGGCGACATGCGATATTCTATTGAACCATGTTTTGGCATACATCTAGGTTCCAATATTATTTTTTTATCATAGGGCATTAAGTGCTACCTCTTTATTTTTTGGTTTCAATGGGTCGTCATCACCTTCCCAACGTGATGATTGTATTAACATAAATGGTACATCAACTTCTTTTGCTAATTTTTTTGCTTGTTCTATATGAGTTTCATTATAACTAAACACAATGTATTGCCAGATCGGTTTATTTTTTAAATATTTTTTACTCTCTACCATTATATTAAATAGTTTTTCACCGTCTTGGTTTACACGATACATATGACTTTCTTCAGGCAGACCATCTATACCAAATATCCATTCAGCGTCTGGATTTGCTTTGAAACATTTTATATAATATTCTTTAGATTTAGCTGAGGCTGCGTTATGTATTTCACATCTTACATTTTTCTTACGTAACATTTCTAATATCTTTGAAAATTTAGGGTGGTGAACAGGATCAGATAACTGACCACAAAATCTAAAGTCATTATAGAAGTCAGATATTTTATCTATTTCTTCTAAAGTAAGATCACGTCCTGGTACTTTAAGACCATTGTTACGCCATTGTCTTTGTCTTTGACATCTAGGACATTCAAGTGGGCACCTAAAACCAATGTCAATATTTAATGATCTTCTATTCATAAAATATTGTATATCTTTAGTTATATCTAACTCTTTTTGTGTTTTATCGCTCATATCAATTTCAATAAATTTTTTAACTTATCTTTACTTTGTGTTAGGCAGATAACAGGTCTATTCCAATAAACCGTTCCGCCATCTTGCTTATATTTATCCCTTAAATAAATGACCTCTTTTTTGAGCCATCTAAACTCCATGAATAGTCTAGGCGCAGGATCAAAGTTAGGTTTTGTATAGACATATGTTTCAAACTTACCTAATATATTTGTAATTGGCACTATTAGATTGTTTAGTTTAGGGTTTATAAATTTGTCATTGTAAGTTATAATACCATGATCGGGATAATTGTGTATGTGTTTTTCTACTTCTCTATAGTATATTTCATTTGTGCCTAAAAACAAATACTTAAATTGTATATCTTCTTTTACAGGTTTGTATATACTAAAGTTAATTATCTTTTCAAATTGTTCTCCTACACCATTGACATATACATCATGGTCACATAAATCGTAAACTTTTTTAGGTTTGAAATATTGTAACGCAATAGGATATTCTCTAACATGATTTTCAGAATATACAGATATAAGATTACCACTAAACAATAAATGTAAAGTTAGAAGTTGATCATTATTGTAAGTATGTTTATTTAAGTATGCTAAAGTTATTTGACTTCTACCCATAATTAATGTCATATCATTTGACGTAGGTGTGTAAAGATCAAATACTACATTTTCATATTTGACATAACATTCATTTAGAGCATTGATATAAGATTGTTGAGAAAATCTATGGTCTCTTATGATTATCAATTTTGCTTTTACACCTAAATCATTCAGAAAACAACAATGTTCATAACTGTAATGTAGAAGGCCATCACCAGGCTTAGCTGTACATACTATATTTACATTTTTCATACTATATTATAACACATTCCATAGGAATGGTCAAGTATTTATCGTCTAAATAACTATGTGAAATAGATGAAAAAATATGTTATTTGCAGACAATATAGATAGAAAACTTTTACCTAAAAATATTCTTATATTAAATGCTCGTAGAAAAACTGAAACTCTAGTAGAGTTTTGTTTAATGCACGGCATTAATTTTAAGATGTTTGAAGAATATAAAAATAGTCATTTTAATATAAGTCCAAAATTAAAACCACATACTACATTTCTTCCAAAAGAACAATTATTAGATCCACAATATTATATAAACAATATAGATTTTGTACCTGAATATATTATCAATTTTAGAGATGAAGAGCCATCAGTTAAATTAGAATATGAACTTATGAGGCATTGGAAACCTAAAACAGAATTTGATGAAAGGGCTTTTAAGTTTTTCACATCTAAAAAAGAACAAGACCGAGTATGTAAATTAATGGGTATACCTACTTTAGATGAAGGAAATCCTAATGATAAAATTATAGTAAAATTAGATAAAGGTGATTCAGGTGGTGGTACTGGTTATAAAATTGTTAGAAGAAAAAGAAAACATGTAGCACAACCAAATGATTTTATACAAAGATATATTGATTATGATTATACAATCCTCCAACACTTTATAATTGATGATGATGGCGAGTATCATATATATCATCATAGTATAGGTAAATATGGAGATGGTAATATTGTAGGTAATAATATTGCATATCTATATCAATATCCATTTGTTGATTTTTTAAAAGAGGATATTGCTGTAGTAGAGGAGTTTTTTACAAAATTAAAAGATCATATAAGTGTTAGAAACAGGATTGGGATTACAGAATTTTCTAAAGAAAGACATACTGGCAAATTTCATTTCCAAGAATTTAATTGTAGACCTTCTGGTGAATTTGAAATAGGAACGTTTGATTGGAAGATAGGTAAATTTAATACACTAGTAGATTATTTTACAAATAACATACCAAAAGAAATAGAATATTATCAACAAAATACAGAAATATATTTTGATAATGTCTATAATGACGCAAAATTTGGTTGGGGGACAGGAGAAGGTTTAAAAATTGAGAGTTTACCCTATTCAGAAACAATAAAAGTATTTAATACAAAGTCAAAATAGTTGTATAAATAGTAGTATGGCAGCTGTAGCAAATTTTAACATAGATCAAGGAACTACTTTCAGTTCAACTGTAACGGTTAAAGATAGTACGGGAAATCCGTTAGATTTAACTGGTTATACAGCAACTGCAAATATGGCTCTAGGATATGCAAGTACAAGAACACGTACAGCATTAACTATAGCTTTTGCAAGTGATAGAACAACGGGAGATGTCACTATGTCATTAACTGCAACACAAACAGCAGCTTTAGAAGCTCCTGCAAGATATGTATTTGATATGGATATAACAGATTCTTCAGGAACAGTAACAAGAGTAATTGAAGGTCTAATGACTGTTAGACCTAACGTATAATAACAAGGAGAAATATAACATGAGTAGTGAAAACATTAACTCAACAACAGCACCTGCGACAGAACCAACTTTTACTATAGACGGAAAAGACTATAAAAAAAGTGAATTGTCAAC